CTAGCGTTTCCGACGTTTCCGACCGCCGTTTCCGACATCCGTTCCGGCCCTGTTCTCGAGCTTCAGGACCGCGGCCTCGGCCAGCCGGCGCGTGCGGGGCAGATAGGTGTCGATGATCCGCTGGCAGTAGTCGATGCGGTGGCCGGATATCGAGGCGATCTCGGGCACCGTGCAGCCGGCCTCCGCCAGGCGGACGACGGCGGTCCGTCTCAGGTCCGAGAAGCGGACGCCATCGACACCGGCTTCGCGCATGATGCGTCGGACCGTGTGCCGGAAATGGTCGGCGTGCCAGGGGCGGCCACGTTCGTCGGCGACGATCACCGGACAGTGGCGCGACGCCTGTTCGAGCGCCAGCCTGAGGGGCCCGGCCGCCGGTATCTGCAGATACGTGCCGGTCTTTCCCTGCCGCACATGCAGGACCTCGCCGTCGTAGTCGCTCCATGTCATCCTAAGGACGTCGCCCACGCGCTGCGCGGTCCAGACGGCCAGCAGGTAGGCGAGGCGCACTGACGGTCGACCCATGCGGTCGCAAGCCTCCAGAAAGCGCCGCTCCTGGTCATGTGTCCACACTGCCTGCCTGGGACGTGTGCGCAGCTGCCGGAAGGCGCGGGCGGGGTTGTGGTCGCAGTAGCCCTCGCGAATTCCGAACGAGAACAGAAGGCGGAGCACGCGGATCTGGTAGTTCGTCTGCCATGGCGTCGCGGCCCCGGCACGCTTGAGCGCCTGCACGACGCGAGGCGTGATGTCCGCGAGCCGTTCCTCTCCGAAGAGTTCGTCCAGTATCCCGAGGTGCCGGTCGTAATCCCGCCTGGTCCGCTCGGCGAGTTCGCGGAAGTCGTCGTGAGCCTTGTATAGCCCTATGAGCCAGCGCACGGTTCCCGGTCGGGGCGCTCCGAGGACGCCGCGTGCGACATCGATGCGGTACCGGTCGGCCTCGGCATTCAGCTCCTCGGCCTCGCGGACGGCGATGGCGTAGTCGTCGGAGAGCCGACGGTCCCGGAAACCGAGGCGGCGGAGGGAGGGGCTGGGGCTCCAGTAATGGAGCCTCTTACCGCCCCGCCGCCCCTTGACGCTGAAGTGCCTTGGCCGCTTCACGCTCGATCCTCCCGACTATGGCCTCCTCGCGCGAGGATGCAGCGTCGGGGTTCCGGCCGTCGATCCATGCCTTGAGGCATGTTTCCGACCACCTCGGACCGTCCGGCAACTCGACGTCCGGGCGCGGGAAGAGGCCGAGCCGGCGGGCGCGCTGGAAGTCCCGCCAGCGACGGAAGCCGGCGAGGGCCGCGGCTTCGATCTCGGGCAGCAGGCGGGGAACGGTCATTCGACCTCCTCTTCCAGCCACTCGACGGCGGCGAGGATCTCCCGCTCGAACTGGTCGAACGCATCGAGAAGCGTGTCGAGGCTCCCCTGGATGCTGTTGTCGATGTCCTGCCACGGTATGGCGAGCCGCTCCAGCGTCGCCCGGGCGCTGTTGAGCGAGCGCCGGGTAACGGCGGCCAGCTTCTTCGGGGTCATCGGTCCGGCCATCGCCCGCTCGGCGCGCGTCACCCTCCGCGGGCGCCCGAACTGGCCCTGCGGGCGGGCGCCTTTCCTGGCGGGCTCGACGTCGGGAAAAAGCATACTGGTCATCGCGCATCACCATCATACACACAATATACACGTTCCCCATTGACGGGGACGTTATAGTGTGTAGTATATACACATCGAAGGGGCGGGAGGAGATGGACAGCAGGACGGTCATCCGAAAACTCGAGGAAGCCGGCTGGAAGCTGGTACGCACACGCGGCAGCCATCACCACTTCCGGCATCCAGAGCGGCCCGGCGTCGTCACCGTCCCGCATCCGAGAAAGGATCTCCCGCCCGGGACGCTGCGCTCCATCGAGAGACAGAGTGGCGTGAAACTGAGGAGTTGAGCGATGTCCGTGCGGTGGTATCCGGCTGTTGTCGAGCGGGCGAAGGACGGCTTCGGCGTCGTCTTCCCCGACGTTCCCGGCTGCACGAGCGCCGGCGACACCGTCGAGGAGGCACTCAGCAACGCCGCCGAGGCGCTCGAAGGGCACATCGAGCTGCTGGTCGAGCACGGGGAGCCCGTGCCCGAGCCGGGACCTCCGGACGCGCCCGTCCCCGACTGGCTCGGTGAGGATGTGGACGTTGTCGTTCGCGTGCTGGTGCCGGTCGAGATGCCGGGCCGGGCTATGCGGCTGAACATCACCCTCGACGAGGGGCTCGTGCGCCGTATCGACAGGGTCGCCCGCGCGCTCGGCATGAGCCGTTCGGGTTTTCTCGCCGAGGCCGCCCGCCGCATGCTGCGTGAGCGCGGCGACGGGCAGGGAAAGGAAGCGGCCTGACGTCATCGGTGCCCGTCCCTCTCCGTCATGGCGAGGTCGGGCCACGACAGGCCGTAATGATCGCACACTTCCGTTGCGGTTTCCTCGTCCACCGGCCCCAGCAGATGCCGCGCGAGCTCCCGCAGCCGACGGTTCTCCGCCTGCAGATCGCCGGACGCATCCTCCGTGCTGCGGAAGTGGACGGGAGACACGCCCATCGGATCGTCAGCCTGTGGCCGCAGAACATGCGCCAAACGGCGCATGGCGGGCGCCAGATGACGCAGGAAGTCGGGGTGCGCGGCATCTGTCATCACCAACAGTGCATGCTGTGCTGCCGCCTTGAGCTCTGCGACGCGCCGTCGCAGAATGCAGATCTCCATGGCGGGATCTTCTCCTGCCGACGTAAGGCCTTGGCTCATCGCGCACGCGTCTCCGGCACGAAGGCGGCGACGGCGGCCTCCCAGCGAATGCCCCACCACACGTCCATGCGCCTGCGGTAGGCCACGCTCTTAGGCTCCATGCCGAGCCGCTCGCCCAGGATCCGGTCGGCACCTGCGACGCCGTGGCGTTCGGCCAGGGCGAGCCATACCTCGCGCACTTCCTCCGGGCCGCGGAAGACGGGTTTGCGCCTCGGCATCACAGCATCGCCTCCTGTTCCGGTGTGGAGGCCAGCGCCTCGGCCGTCTCGAGCTCCGCCTGGAAGGCATCGCGCATCGCCTCCGGAGCGCGCTTCGCGAGCATGCGCAGCGCCGGCATGTTGGCGGCGGCGAGACCGGGCCGCTCCTCCGGGCCGGCGGCGGCCATCAGGCGGCGATACTCGGTCAGCCAGTCGCCGCCCGTGGCCACGGCCGCAGCGACTGAGCCGTCGGCAGCATGGACGTTCAGCGACCCGCCCTTCTTCGCTGCCGTCTTCTTCTTCTGCCGCTCTCCCTCGGGCGGGCCTTTCCGCTCCGTCTCGGATGCCGCTTCTGCGCCGTTTTCGATCCGTTCCGCCTGTGGCAACAGCTTGGCCTTCAGCCCGGCGACGCCGCGCGCCAGCCTTTCGCCATCCCCTTCCGGGGAGGCCGGCGCATGGTCGATGTCGGCGATCTCTTCGGCCACCGCCATGCCCTTGAGGACATCTGGAAACACGTCCCGGAGGGCGAACGCCCTGGCGCGCATCTGGAGCATGCGCTTCGGGTACTGCTGCCACGGCCCGGTCTTGTTCAGTAGCCCGGCGCGCTTGGCGTCCTCGGCCGTGAACTCGCGGGTGACCGGCGCTTCGCCGCGCCGCTTCACGGTGCATCGCGCACCGGCGTCCGTCACCTCCTCCTCGATGGCCTCGAGGAGGCCGCTCGCCCGCACCAGCGCGAGGACGGCATCGCCCCAGAGCGCCGGCCGACCGTTGATCACGGCGATGTTCTGCATGGCCTGCAGGGGCGGCAGACCGAGCTCCATGCCCCACTGGATGGCCACCAGCACGTTGCCCGGGTTGTTCTGGAAATCCTTCGGCACGATGCTCGATTTCGCCAGGACTTCGGCCGCCTTCAGCGCCTGGTCGAAGTCCCGAGGGATCATGCTGTTGATGTCCTGTCGCCGTGCCGGAACCGCGGCATCCGTCATGCTGCCATCTCCTCGTTCTCGGGTCTGACCTTCAGCAGGAACCGCCGGCTTTCCGTTTCCCGCTCGAATTCGCGCACGATGTCCGGGTGGGCTTTTCGGAGCGCCTTCGTATCGAGGCGCTTGGACGCGACCGCCTTCCACGTGGCGAGCGTCCGGCCATCCGGAGCGTCGAGCCGCTCCGCGTCCGCCATCGCCTTCTGTATGGCGGCGAGCAGTTCCTTCTCGCGCGTTTCGAGGGCCTTGAGCTCGGCCCGCAGGGCGGCGAGCTGTTCGGCCGCTTCCACGATGTCCGGCGGTGCCATGAGCACCCTGTCCGGCTCGTGACGCGGCCACCGGCGCCGGATATCATCGAGCGTACGAGGTTCCGGCGGCACGCGCGGCTCGACGTGCTCGCGCCAGAAACGGAGCTCCTCCTCGAAGAGAGCCCCGACGAGCTCGTCGTCCCGGTGGATGCGGTAGATGCGGAACAGGCGCTCGCCCAGGAACAGCACCGCGACATCGGCCCAGCGGCGGCCGGTGACGCCGAGGTAATGCTGCACCTGGGCGAGGTAATGCTCCGGGATTTCGTCGGTGCCTTCCTCGCCCCAATCATCGGACCGTCGCGCTGCCGTCTTGACTTCCAGCACGCCCGGGCCGCGCTCGTGAGCGACGATCTCGCGGTCGAGGTTGGCGAGGATGACCGGATGGTCCGGATGCGCCAGCGTGCGGTTGACGCGCCGGAGCTTCGCGCCCGTCCGTCGGGCATATTCCTCGGCCACGACGTCCTCGAGGACCCGGCCCCAGTAGGTGGCCGCGGTGTCCGGCTGCGGCTGGCGCTCGCCGATCTTCTCGAGGTAGACCTCCAGGGGCGTGCGCCAGGGCGAGAGGCCGAGGATCGCGGCGGCGTCCGAGCCGCCGATGCCGCGCGTGCGATCCATCACGGTATCGGTCACGCCCACCTCCGCAGCGGCGAAAACTCGCCCTCCTCCTCGGCATCCGCGAGGGCTCGCAGCGAGGAGGCGAGGCTTTCGAGATCATGGCGCAGCGCCAGTCGGTCGAGTTCGTCGGCGAACCGCGCGCAGTCGAAGTCGTGGACGAGATGCCGGGCGGCGTAGTTGCGATCGGCCATGTCGGCCACGGCATCGCGAAGCCATTCCGCGGCTTCGGCCAACTGGGCCGTCGTGGTGGCTGTGGGTTCGGGAATGTCGGGAGCGCTCATGACAGGATCCAGACGGCGAGCAGGCCCGCCACGAATCCCACCGCCACGACGGCGGCCACGACCGCGGCGTCCTCCACCGCGCGCTTGATCCGGCGGTAGCGCGCGAGCTCCTCGAGATCGGCCTGCACGCTCCTCAGCCTCCGGATCGCGCTGTCGCGCTCGCGGCGGGCCTGCCCGAGCTCGCGCTCCAGGCGCTCGATCCGGGCGGACGGGGGAAATCTCAGAATCTCGGCTTCCATCGTCACTCCCTTGGCGAGGACGTGGACAGGATTCAACAAAGTGTTGAATATGTCAACAGCTTGTAGAGCACTAGCACATCCCCGACGTGCTACCGTTGCCACTCACGTGGGGCATCAGGCCCAAACCGCGACTTTTGACCACCTACGGGGCGGGGAGAAAAATTAACACGCTGCCCGGCGGTGGAATTCAGGCCTCGGGGCTGCGTGGGGGGCTTGCCACAGAGGGCAGGGCGGGGGATCATCGCTCCATATTCTGCGGAACATGGAGGTGAACGATGTACCGGAGGATCGCCGCGTTTCTGCTGCCGGCCATTCTGGCGGCCTGCGTCACCCCCCGGACGATGACCCGCGAGGAAATGCTCGACGTGACCTCACGGACATACTGCGGGGTCACGAAGGAGCAGATGCTGAAAGCCGCCGAAGATGTGCTCCGTCTGAACGATCCGAAGGATGTGGCGATCGCCTGGCCGGACGAGAACACGATGCTCGCCAGGCACCGCTGGCTCGTCTATTTCGTTTTCGGGGTCGGATCCGGCGAGCACGTCTGGCAGGTCAGGGCGGCCGACCCCGGAGATGATGGATGCCTGAAGGCGCACGTGCTCGTCTCGAACGCCGCCGGAGCGAGCACTTATGGTGCGTTCGGCATGACGTCGACCGGCGCGTATACTGTATCTCCGGGCACCATCCCGATACCCGGCAATGTGGTGAACCAGCCGGCAGTGTACGAGCTATTTTGGGCGCAGGTCGACTACATGCTGGGGCGCCGGAGCAGCTGGCCCACCTGCGATGAATGGGACAAGAAGGTGGAAGGGGGAGAGACATACGGCAATATGGAACCTCTCTGCCTGTTCGTGAACGACCAGCTCAGCCCCGACGACCCCCGTGCGGCCGCGGTCCTGGGCGGATGAGGCGAGGGCAGAAGAGGTGCTGGCTTACCATCCATCGTGGCGCAGGGAATCATGGGGCAGATTCGCGCCGAGCGCAGACCGTTGCCAATTTCGGATGACCAATGGCTGGCCGATCGACATTTAGCATCGCTTACGACGGGCCGGCCCTGCGGCATGGCAGAATGGATGTGCGGGATCTCGCGCCGGCTCTTTTGGCGCTTGGGGATCTCGTGGACGCGGCGAACCGCGTCCTGTACGGGGAGAAGGCCGCTCCGGTTAGCGTCCGCGTTTATGCGGTTTCCGGCGGATCGTTCGAGGTCGTTCTTGAGCTTTTTCAGTCGGTTACCCAATATGTGACGGATTTTCTGACCGGCAGGTCGGCCGACGCCCTGATGAATCTTCAGACTCTTCTGTTCGGCGGCGGCGCCACCGGCCTTGGAACCGGTCTCGTCTGGGTCATCAAGAAGCTCGGCAGAAGAAGGCCGAAGAAGATCGAGCCTCTGGAAAGCGGGCGTGTGCGCGTGGTGCCACGCGAAGGAGAGAGCTTCGAAACGACGCGGGACACCATGCGCCTTTACGCCAACATAGAGGTGCGCGTGGCTGCTTCCCACGTCGTGAAGCCGCTGGAAAATGAAGGAATCGACCGCTTGGTCATTCGCGGCGACGAGGCGGAGATCGAAGTCAGAAAGCATGAGCTGCCGTTCTTTGATCCTCCGGACAAGCCGGAAACGACGATCATCGACGACGTCCAGAAGAAAGCCTTCAAGATCGTCCGCCTCTCCTTCAAGGACGAGCCGACATGGCGCCTCCACGATGGCGAGGCGGAAATAAGTGCAAAGGTGACGGACGAGGAGTTCCTGAAGAAAATCGACCGGAACCAGATCCGGTTCGCGAAGGGTGATACGCTCATTTGCCTGGTGCGCGTCGTTCAGAAGGAGACTCCTTCAGGCCTGAAGACGAGCTATACGATCGAAAGAGTGCTTGAGCATATGACTGCTAAACAACAGCTTGATCTGCCGATAAATGGGGAAAGCGATCTGGACAACGACTGAACCATGGCCACACTGGCTGCAAAATTTCTTGTCGCAAAAATGCTGCTCGCCGCCGCTGCGTCCACCGCAGCTGAAACCATCACCGGCCCGGCCATCGTTACCGATGGCGACAGTCTGCGGATCGGCGAGGAGCGCATCAGGCTGATCGGTATCGATGCGCCGGAAAAACGCCAGACATGCCGCGAGCGCGGCCGGAAGTGGCGCTGCGGCGTCGAGGCCCGCGAAGCGCTGCGCGAGCTCGTCCGTGGCCGCACCGTAACCTGCGACGTTCTCGGACGCGACAGATGGAAGAGGGCGCTGGCCGTCTGCCGGGCCGGTGCGCTCGAGCTCAACCGCGAGATGGTGCGCCGAGGATGGGCGTTGGCCTGGTACCCTAAGCGGGCGGTACCCGGCCCCGACTACGGGCCGGAGGAAGCGGAGGCGAGAAGCGCCAGGCGCGGGATCTGGCAGGGGCGGTTCGTCGAGCCGCAGATGTGGCGGCGGCAGCGGCGCGAGTAGCCGGCAGCACGGGCTGGGCGGCGGATCGGGCGGATGGACGTCAGGTTCCGAGCGCGGTACGGGCATCCCTCACGACGCTTTCGACCTCGTTGTACCCGATGAGAGTCGCCCTGATTTCTGCCGCGGCATGGCGCGCCTCGCCGATGGCTCTTCGGCCTTCTTCGGAGTCTGCCGGAGCGTAAACGGCGACCATTCGAACGTCCTTCGGCACATCGAGCTTTTGGTCATCTACTGTCACGTGGCCGCCGCCGGCCCGGATCTTCTCCGCGATCCATGCCCATGCATGGACGTCTTTCGCCAGCTCGCCCGGGCCCGCGGTCTGGAGCGACCAGGTCCGGATGAGCTGCACCACGCGGCCATTGGCCACGGCGAACTCGAAGCGGTCCTCGTAGCCCCCGGCTTCCACCGCCGGTTTTTCCCTCAGGCTCGCATCAATGCGGGCCTCAGCGAAGGCCCTTCTGATCGCCTTGGCAAGCTGCGGCTGACCGACCCGCATGCGGCGCCTGCTCTCAGGATCGATGACCATGTCGTCGAAGATCATGTCCAAAGCATCCTCGGCGCTCGCTGCAATGGCCGGTAAAGGCGCAGAGATCTGGATGATATTGCGCCATTCCGCGCTGATGCGGAGCAGTTCTGCCTCCGACATTCTGGGCACGCCATCCAGCTCAAGCTCGCCCATGGCAGTGTCGACCATCTCTCCCAGCAACTCGACCGCCACTAGGGCTTGTTTCAGGAGCCCTCGGCCCTCCTCGAAACGGCGAGCGCGGGCGAGGTTGCCGACGGTCCGGATCGCCCACTCCCGCGCGGCGTCGCTTCCTGCGATCGCTCCGATATTGACAAATTCCCCGGTAGCCGGTTCCGGCACGAACCGGATCAGGCTGTACAGGTACCTCATGCCACTCCTCCCGCCTGCTCGCGCAGCTTGTTGGCTATCTCGCGCGCGCGCCGCTCGAGAAACCATCCCACGCATTCCAGCTCTTCGTCGCTGACCGGCCAGCTGGACGGGATCCGTGCAAGTTCGTCGGTAAGGGATGTCCTGTCAAGCTTCTCGAGGCGGTCCGCATACGCCGTAGCGCTTGTGTGGTTTGCGCGAAAGCCGGGATGCTGAAAGGGACGCGGCAGACCTACGTTCGCGTCGAGGCTCGCGATGCACCATGTGGGGCCCTCCGGCGGCAGGAACCAGCCGTGGTCGTGGCTGAAGAAACACATGTCCTCGCCAGCCGCATGGAGCCCCTGCGCGTCTCCTCCCCAGCACCAGTCGAACAGCACCGCATAGCCGACGTACCTCGACGCGTTGTCGTCACGGTCGCGGTGCTCAAACCTTCTGCTCTCCACTGCCTTCGGCACCTCGCGTGAGCCATGCGCGATACCGGATCGGACTTGGAAGCCGCGGCCGGTACTCTCGCCTGCGAGTTCGTCGGATATTCGGACCGTGCAAACTTCACAGACGGGAGCGCCGACGAGGCGGCCCACTCTGCCGACGATCTGCTCGGTGATTGGAACGCGCTCGGATTGCCTGTTGTTGAGCGGTTTTAACCAGTATCGTTGGCCGTCCGACCCCCGGACCCGGAATGCTCCCGAACCTCCCCCGGCGGGCACCGTGTCGAGACGAACGGCGACGATGTCAGCCTCGTCGGATCGACGACCTCGGAGCAGACCGTGCCATCCGTCCCACTTCGTCCTGCTCATGGCCCCGCCCTCTTGATGTACCTGATCGGCGCCACCCAGACGAGGCGGACATCCTTCATCGGAGGGGCGGCGTGGGATTCGAGCGTCCACAGACCCGGCTTCGAGCCGCGCAGCAGGCGCTTGACGAAGGTGCGGCCGTCCTCGGTGCGGACGACCACGGTGTGGCCCACCAGTGCCTCCGGATCCACCATGCCATTCGGCGGCTCGTAGAAGATCAGGTCGCCGTCCCAGAACTCGGGCTCCATGCTGGAGCCGCGCACCACCACGGCGGCGAGCTGCCGGGCCTCCCTCCAGGGCGCCGGCACGCGGTCGAGCTCCTGGTCCTCGTCCGGCGGGTAGATCTCCGCGCCGGCGCCGACATGACCGACGACCGGGACGGTCCCGACGTCCTCCTCTCCTTCCGGCAGAAGGTCGTGCGGTGAACATTCAAGCGCCTGAGCAAGGCGCGTGAGAAATTCCGCTCGAATACGCCGCTCCCCGAGCTCCCAAAGCGAGATAGCTTGTGGAGTAGCGCCAACCCGTCTTGCGACTTCGGCTTGGCTCAAATTGAGCGCTTCGCGCCTCCGACGTATCCGCTCGCCTACACTCATGCCGGATCCCTGTGGCCGCACGCGAGCGTCAACATCTCGTTGACCGCGCGTCAACCAACATGGTGTTGACAGGCTCAACAAACTGTTGAGAATGCGATGCGCCATGAAACTGGACTCATACCTGCGTCTGCATGAGATGTCAGAGCGGCGCTTTGCCGAGTTGCTGGGCGTGTCGTTCCAAGCGGTGAACAATTATCGCCGCGGCCTCCGCATTCCCGCACCACCGATCATGCGCCGCATTTACGAGACCACCGGCGGCGCCGTGACGCCAGCCGACTTCCTCGGGCTTAAGCCGCTTGGCGAGAGCGAAATGCAGGAGGCTTCCCATGCCTCCTGACTGCCACGGTGCGGGGGAACGCGCATCGTCAGTCCGCGGTGCCGCGGCCGTGGATCTCGACGCGGTGCTGCGCCGGGAGCTGTGCCTGCAGGTGGGAAGAGCGCGGCGCTTTTCCTGCGAGGAGCTCGGCGACGCCCTGGAGGTGGCGCCCCGCCGGATCAAGGCGATCCGCGACGGCGAGCAGCGCGCGGGCCTCGACCTCGGGCTCCGCATCGCGGCGCTGCTCGGGCCGGGATCGCTCAACCGGCTGCTGCTCGCGGTCGGCTACGTCGCCCGGCCCGTGGAGGACGAGGACGGGGAGGCGGCGGCGTGGGCGCTCCTGGGCGAACTCGGGCGCGAGGTGGCGAGCCTCAGCGACGCGCTGGCCGACGGCCGGATCGACCACCGGGAGAGGGCGAAACTCGCCCGGGAGCTGCAGGAACTCGTCGGGAAGGTGGCGAGCGTGGCGGTGAGGATGGAACGCGAGCAGCCATGAAAGACGAGAGCCGAGGCGACATCGAGACGCTGCTGAAAGCCGCCCAACGGGCGGTGACGGCGGCCCGTCGGGTGCTGCGCGGGTCGAAAGTCGAGGACGACGAGCAGTTGCTCGTCAGGGCACTCAGTCTTGCCCTGGATGCATCGATGCCGCGCTCGGAGCGCAGGGAGTGGTATCTCGAATGACCGGTCGTCCGAGTTCCGTCCGTCTCTGCTGCCCGAACTGCGGGGCGCGCATCCGGCTGGAAGTCGAGAGGCTCCCCGCGTCTGCGGACGCCGCAGAGCCCGGTGTCGGGGAGGCTCGTCCCCGCTGGATGCGTTTCGCGAGCAAGCGGGAGCTCGGCCTGCAGCGTTTCTGGCTGCGCTACTTCCCGCCGCTTCCCTGGAGGTAGGTTTCGAAGATGGGTGCGAAGATGACGACCGACGACGTGCTGCGGCTCGTGCTGGCGAATGTGGTCGCGGAACCCCGCCCGGGACACCCCGGCCTGCGCGTCCTGCTGGAGAACGCCCGCATTGCCGAGAAGGACGGCCGCCCGGGACCGATCGAGGCCGACCGGGTGACCGTCCTGGTCGATGTCGAGGGAAAGACCCTGCGGTTCGACTTCGAGCCGTTCAATCCGTTCCGCTCGACCCGTCCTTTTTCGATGCGTGTGGAGGAGTGAGCGGACCGATGTCGGGCACGTTCCTCGGGTCGAGAGCCTTGGCGACGACGCCCATCACCCGCTCGACGATAGCGTTGACCGACTCGGACCGGATGTCGACCGGATGGTGCATGTGGTCACGACGCGGCTCGACCTCGACAAGGAATGCAATTTCGGCCCGTCCGTGTTCGCCATCCCATACGATGGTGCCGGCGATCTGGTCCCGGTCGCGTTCCGAGCTCCGGCCGATTCTCAGATCGCGTACCTCGAACCTGGACATCACGAGTTCCTCCGGTGGTGTGGTTGCGCACTCCCATCATACCGGAGGTGCGGCCGGGCGTCGCGTCACCCGCCCGGCCGCGTTCCTTTTCCGCGCCCCGTCCCCGAGCCGGTCCGCGCGGCCGGTTCCGGGCCGCGGCGCCTCATCCCGGAGCCGCCTGTCGGCGGCGCCGCGGCGCATGTGTGATGCCTCCCTGATCGGACTCGCCCGGCGGGCCGCGCGCCCGTCGGGCATCCTTTTCCGGGTGGAACCATGAGCGGGCGGAAGCGCACGGACGGCTGTACCGGCGTGCCCGACATCGCGTGGCACTGCTGCGAGCTCCACGACGCCAGGTACCGCGGGATTCTGCGCGACGTTCCGGACCGGAAGGCGGCAGACGACGCCTTTTTCGACTGCCTCATGGGCATGGGCCGCCGCGACGAGTGGTACTGGCGCCCGTTCTGGTGGGCGATCGCGTGGGGGTTCTGGGCCGGCGTGCGGATCTTCGGCGCCCGCGCCTGGCGCGAGGGGCGGGCGTTTCTCAGGAAGGAGTGACGGCGATGAAGCTGGAGCGGGACAAGGCGAAGCTGCTCAAGAGCTATTTCGAGCGCATCCGCTCGATGGAGGAGGAGCGGAGGAAGGCCTCTTCCGACATCTCGGAAGAGTGGAAAGCCATCAAGGACAGCGGTTTCGACGTCAAGGCGGCGCGCGAGGCCTACCGGCGGCTCTACAAGCTCGATCAGGACGTCCGCGACGCGGCCGACGTCTACGAGGAGGTCCTCGGCAAGACGCCGTTGGAGGCCGCAATCGAATCGATCACGATCAAGAGCGGCGACAGCGAGGTCGAGCCCGAGCGTGCAGACATGGAGGCCGCGTGATGCGCGCCGGCCTCCGCAGGGCCATGCCGTTCGCCCTGCTGCTGCTCGCCGGCTGCACGCAGCTGCGGCCTGTGATCGATCAGGGGATCGAGGCGAGGCGGCAGATGAACGACGAGCAGGCGCGGCTGACGGTCGTCGCCCTCTGTGACATTGCCGTCGGCAGCTACTGGCGCGTGCTCTCGGAGGAACAGCGGGCTCTCGTCGACCGCGTGTGCGGCGGCGGCGTGAGCGGACAGTGAACCGCATCGGTCGGGGAGATGAGAAATGCGGACGACGGAACGGACGCGCGCGGTCGATCCGATCGCCCTGTCGCGGCTGCCGGACGAGGCGCTCGCGACCGAGATCGCCACGGCGCTCAACGCCGTGCGAGCGTATGACCCGAAGTTCCGCGACCACAGCAGCCATGTCGAGCGGGAATACGTGACGGCGAGACTCTGTCGCGACAGGAACGGAAGCCCGCTGCTCGCAGTTCAGGTGCGCCGCGTCGAGACCTCGATGCATCACATCGTCGGCGCCCAGATCCGGGCGATGTGGCCAGGCCTCGCTTACGTCGCGGACGTGCGGTGGTGACGCACGGCCGTGACGGCGCCGCGCTGGCCCTCGCCGCCGAGCTCGTCCGCCGGCACGAGGGCCTGCGGCTGCGCGTCTATGACGACGCGACCGGTCTGGAGATCCGTCCGGGCACGATCGTGCGCGGGCGCCCGACCATCGGCTGGGGGCGCAACCTCCTCGATCCCGGCATCACCGAAGCCGAGGCGGACGCCATGCTGGAGGCGGACCTGCGGCGGGCGAAATGGACCGCCGAGGCATTCGCCGGCGATGCGTGGGCATGGCTGGACGACAGGCGCAGGGCGGCCGTGATCGACATGGCCTTCAATCTCGGTGGGCGGATCTTCCGGTTCGTCCGCATGCGCGAGGCTCTGGCGCGCGGCGACTACCCCACTGCCGCCCGCGAAATGCTGGATTCCCGCTGGGCGCGGCAGATCGGGCGCCGGGCGGAGACCCTGGCCAGGATCATGCGCGGCGATGCCGGCGGCGCGGTCGCCTGGGCGACCGGCACCGGAGCCGCGATCACGAGGAGGGGGCAATGACCGAGCTCGTCACCCGCTATCTCCCGCCGCGGCTCGTGCAGGCTCTCGTCATGCTCGTGACGCTCTCGCTGCTGTTCGGTCCGGATCGTGTCTCGAGGTGGATCGAGGCGCTCGGCGCGACGGCGGCACTGCGCATCCTCGGCCTTGAGGCGGCGCCGTGAGGATCGTCGGCATCGATCCGGGCGTGACCGGCGCGATCGCGTGCATCGAGACGCGGGGCCCCCGCGTCGTCGGCGCGTTCGACATGCAGGTGGTCGACATCGACCGCAGCATGGCGGTGGTCGACGAGGACTGGCTCATCAACACGATCACCGAATGGAACGTCGACGCCGTCGCCGTCGAGCGGCAGGGGCCGATCTACGACCCGAAGCGCGGCCGGCTGATGGGGGGATCGAGCGTCGCGAAGCTCGGGATGGTCACGGGCTCGATCATCGCGATCTGCCGGCTCGCCGGCCGCCCGATGCACTATCTCACACCGGGCAGCTGGAAGACGACGCTGGCGCTGGCCGGGAAGCCGAAGGACCGGGCGCTCGACCGCGCCCGGGCACTTTTCCCGGAGCACGACCTTTTCCGCCACGGGCGTGGCGACGGCCCGAAGACGCTCGCCGTCGCGCGTGCCGAGGCCGCGCTCATCGCCTGGGCGCTGTGGCTGAGGGTCTTCGCGCAGCGGGTGGCTGCATGACATGCTCGTCTTCTGGGACGTCCGCGAGGTCACGGCAGACGCGCTGCTCCGGCGGCTCGGGAAACTGCCGGACGTCGTGCTCGGATCCCCACCATGCCAGGACGCCAGCACCGCCAATCCCGGCGGGCGCGGGGTGGACGGAAAGCGCACGGGTCTGTCCTGGGAAGCCGCACGCATCATCCGCGAGGTCAGACCTGTTTGGTTCGCGCTTGAGAACGTTGCTGGGCTCCGCCATCGCGGGGTCGAGAGGCTGTGCCTACGGCTGGAGGCCGCTTCGTACGCCGTCGAACTGCTGGAGATCGGTGCGGATTGTGTGGGCGCTCCACACAGACGGCGAAGGATCTTTGTTCTCGGCGCGCGAACCGATGCTGCCAACCCCGACGGCGTCGGCGAGCCGCAGCCGTGGCAACCGTTCGAACGGCGGTCGGCACCTGCCAGAGCTGGTCAGACGGATGCTCCCCACCGTGACAGCAAGCGACGCGCGCCTTTCTGGATCACGCAACGCGCCGGGCTCAAAGGCCAACGCGGGAACGAGTCTGTCGGATCTCGTCTCGACTGGGGCGAGCTCGGGGCGCTGCTCGACGCATGGCGACACTGGAACCCGCATCTCCATCCTCTGTGCCCTGGCGTGGTGGATGCTTGGCTTGCCATGCCGCACCGCGAGCGCCTGCGATGGGTGTCAGCGCTCGGAGACAGCGTGATGCCGGCGATCACCGGCCCGATATGTCGCGTGATGCGTCGCCTGTGCGGCGGGGCGACCGCGATCGAACTGTTCGCCGGCGCTGTAGGCGGCTGGTCGCTGGGAGCACGTGAAGCGGGAATCGACGTGGTGGCCATTGCCGAGGCCGATCGCTGGCGCGTCGCGCGTTACATGGACCTCCATGGTCATCGTGTGAGGGCTGCGTGATGGACTGGTTCCGTTGTCCGGTTGGTCTCACTCGGGACGTCAGACTCTGGATCGTGGCCAAACGTGCCGGAGTGCATCGCGGATGCGCTTTTGCGGCGTGGATCGCGGTCCTCGAGCACGCCTGCCAGCGGGATCACGACGGGTACGTGGGTGATCTGTCGACGGCCCGTCTGGCAGAGGCAGTCGATATCCCGATCGACAAAGCAGAGCAGCTGCTCAGGGGCTTTTACGAAAAAGGACTGCTCAGAAACGGATACGTCAGAGAGTGGGAGGAGAAATACAAAAAACCTGTCTCCTGGGATGATCGGCTTGATCTGCCAAAACACACGTGGAGAAAGATAAGGCAGGATATCCTCCTTCGAGATGGGAGGCGCTGCAGATACTGCTGGTCGAACGTTGGACCATTCGAAATCGACCACGTGATCCCCGTGTCTCGTGGCGGCGGAAGCGAGCCCGACAATCTCGTCGTCGCATGCAGGCTATGCAATCGCCGCAAGAAGGACCGCACACCATACGAATGGCTGGCGAACAATGGCTGACTATCCGTTCCTCCCTCTGTGGACGGATGCCTACCTGGCGGACACGACGCACCTGACGACCGAGGAACACGGCGCGTATCTGCTCCTCCTCATGGCCATGTGGCGAACCAAGCGGTGCCGCATTCCAGATGATGACGATCTGTTGGCGCGGATTACCCGGCTCGGGAAGCGGCGATGGCGGAGGGTGCGGAGCGTAATCGAGCCCTTCTTCACGATCCAGGATGGAACGTGGACGCAAGGGAGACTGCTCCAGGAGCGGATAGCCGTAGAAAGGCGGTCAGAAACGCAGAGGGCCAAGGCCCGGGCGCGCTGGTTGCGCGTTCGAGATGGCGACCCGCAAAAGTTTTGCGACGGACGGCAGCAAAGTTTTGCAATCGACGGCTCCGAAACAGCCGATCAGTCCGAGGGAACTAACTCATTGAAAAGGCCCAATGTAGGCAATGCAGCGGCATCGGCGCGGCATGTACCGCGGGAATGCAATCCATACCCAGACTCAGAATCTACACCCCCCTCTCCCCTCACTTCGTTCGGGGATCTCCCCCCTGCTGGGGGCGACCATGCCTCCGCGCCTGGCGGCGCTCCGGCCGCGCCACAGGGGGGCGGGGAGGAGTTGCGCAAGCCCAAGCGGAAATCCGACCCGGCGCGTGGATCGCGTCTGCCGCCGGACTGGCAGCCCTCCGAGGACGATCTCCGCTTCGCCGCGGGGCTCGGCTTGACGCCCCCGGAAATCCGCATCGAGACCGAGAAGTTCCGCGACTACTGGGCCGCCCAGACCGGACAGCGGGCCCGCAAGTGCGACTGGCGCGCCACCTGGCGGAACTGGTGCCGCAAGGCGGCCGACGATCTGCGCCGCAACCGCGCCCCGCCCGGCCAGCCCGGAAGCGTGCTGGAAGCCTACCGCATGGCGAGCGTACTGAACCCGGAGACCGAGGACGATGACCCCGTCGAGCATGGACCACTGCAGGCGCTGCCTCACTGAGCTGTGGCTGGCCGTGCGCGCGCCGCGGATGCCGACGCACGACATCGCGGCCAAGATCGAACGGTACGCCAAGCCGCTCCGGAAATACCCTCCGGACGCGGTCGAGCGTGCGTGCGACCGGTGGGCCGAGGAACATCCGGGATGGCCGAGCCTGTCCGAGATCATGGAGGCCTGCGGACGGGAGGTGGCGGCGGAGAGGCCGGCCATCGAGCCTCCGCGCGGCAGGGACGCGATCAACGAGGCGCTCGGGTACCTGCCGGGCATCGTCGTCCGGTCGATCGACTGTCCGACCGAAATCAACGGTGGCATCCCGTGGTCGCACGCCGTCAGCCGGCAGGAGATCATGCGCGCCATCGCGAAAGCCTGGACGGTCACGCCGGTGCCGCCGCGTCCTCCCGAACGCGATCCGGCAGGGCGGGCAAAGGCGGCATTCGCGCGGCGCCTCGGGGACGCCCTCGGCATCGCGGTCCGTTCCGGCGATCCGTCGCGCATCGAACCAGGGCGCGACCTGCACCCGGAATGGTGCGACATGACGGACAGCCAATGGTGGTCGCACGACGGGCTGCGCGAGCTCGTCGACGAGATCGAGACCGGCAGATATTTCGGCGGATTCCGTGCGCTCGCGATCTCGACGCTCGCCCGCCATCTCGCGGCCGGCCGCATGCCGGCGGACGTGGCCGACCGGGCGATCGCGCTCGTCCACGGCACCGCGCCCGAACCGCAACACCCGACCCCGGAGCCCACGGCAAGGCTGGTGGAGGCCGCCACGTGAGCTGGCTCGGCGACCTCGCACGCGACCTCGGCGATGAGGCGGCCCGATCCCTCGCCCAGTCGTACGGCGGAACCAGCATCTACGTCCCCGGATCGCTCTCGCCGCGCCTCGTCGCCATGGTCGGGCGCGACATCGCGCAGTGGCTCGTCGATCACCACGGCGGTCAGAAACTCTACGTCCCCATGCCCGACCTCCGCCAGAGAGACGCCGAACGCGCACGCGAGCTCCACCACATGGGAACCAGACCAGGCGATATCGCACGCCTCATCGGACGATCGGAGCGATGGGTCGCAAGAGTGCTGCGCGGAGAGTGACGGACATGCCTCGCACACGGCGCACAAGGAAAAAACGGTTGCTCCAGGCCCTCGCCGCAGGCCTGTCGGTGAAGGCAGCCTGCGAGGTGGCCGGCATCGGCCGCCGCACGGCCTATGACTGGCGCAACGAGGACCAGGAGTTCGCATCCGCCTGGGACGAGGCCATCGAGACCGGAACCGACGCCCTCGAGGACGAGGCGCTCAGCAGGGCCATGAACGGCTCCGATACCATGCTGATCTTCCTGCTCAAGGCTCGCCGCCCCGAGAAATACCGCGACACGCACCGCGTCCAGCACGACGGCGGCCTGCGCGTCGAGGTCGTGACCTGCCTTCCCGAGCCCGATGAAGACGCTGCGGATTGAACTCTCCTGGACGCCCCGCCACTATCAGCTCGAGGCGGCGCGCCGCAGAAGGCTGCGCAACGTCCTCGTCTGGCACCGCCGGGCCGGCAAGACCGAGTTCTGCGCCGGCCTGCTGCTCACCGAAATGCTGCGTCACCCCGGCCTCTACTGGTACATCGCACCCTACCGCAACCAGGCCCGGCGCATCCTCTGGGACCGGCTCAAGTCGCTCGCACGGCGCCTCATCACCACCGGCATCGTCCAGGTCCGCGAGGTCGAGATGGCGCTCGCGACCACGGGCGGCGGCCGCATCGAACTCCACGGCGCGGACCATCCCGATGCGCTCCGTGGCGTGGGCCTGCGGGGCGTCGTCTACGACGAGGTGGCGCAGATGGAGCCCACCACCTGGGAGGAGGTCACCCTGCCCGCGCTCGCCGACCAGCCCGGGGCGTGGGAGATCTTCATCGGCACCCCCAAGGGCCTGAACCACTTCAAGGACCTCTACGACCGCGCCGTCGCCGAGATGGAGGCGGGCGGGCCGAGCTATGCGAGCCTGCTCACCGTCGACGACACGGGCGTGATCGACCGCGGGTTCCTCGAGCGCGCGAAGCGCATCATGACGCGCGCGGCCTTCATGCAGGAATTCTACTGCGTCTGGGATGCCGGAGGCGTCTCGCTGATCGACCCCGCGGACGTGGCCGCCTGCGAACTCGCCGAGGCCGGCGATCCCCGCCGCTACGCCAATGGCACCTGCGTCGTCGGCGTGGATCTCGCAGTCCGCGGCGATCTCACGGTCGCCGTCGTACTCGAGCGCACCGGCCCGCGCTGGATCCTGCGCGAGATGCTCGAACGCCGGAACGTTCCGCTGCTCGAGCAGGTCGAGGACATCGCCAGGATCATGCGCGATTACCGCGTCTCCAGGCTCGTGGTGGACCGCACCGGCCTCGGCGAGGCCGTGGTGGAGACGCTCGAGCGCCGCTGGGGCGGCGTCGTCGACGGTGTGATCATGACCCCGCAGCGCCGCATCGAGCTCGTCCAGGACATGCGCCTCGCCTTCGCCGAGCGCAGGATCGCCATCCCCCCGCACGACGGGCTGCGGCGTGACCTGGCGGGGATCAGGCTCGACTGGACGAACCGCGGCCAGCCGCGCCTCGAGATCGACCGCGCCGGCGGCTCGCACGCCGATCGCGCGATGGCGCTAGCGCTCGCCGTCTCGGCCATCGGCTCGTACCTGCCCGGCGCCGAGATCGCGACGGCAGGCCTCACTAGACCGTCCGCGATGCTGGACGATTTCATCGGAGGACTGTAATGCCCACGCCCATCTTCCGCGAGGTCGCAGGCGAACAGAGCATCCGGGCCGGATACATCGAGCCCCTCCTGCGCCAGCCCTCGGACCCGATCCTCGCCGCCAGGGGCTTAGACCTCGCCGTCTACGACGAGCTCCTGCGGGACGATCAGGTTTCCAGCACCTTCCAGCAGCGCAGGCTCGCCGTCGTCTCGCGCGAGCTGGTGATCGAGGCCGGCGCCGCGGATGCCGCGTCCCAGGCGGCCGCCGATCTTCTCCGCGAGATCCTCGACCGCCTGCCGTTCGACGAGATCACCGACAAGATGCTCTACGGCCTCTTCTACGGCTGGGCCGTGGCCGAGGTCATCTGGGCACGCGACGGCGGCCGCATCGTCATCGACGCCATCAAGGTCCGCGACCGCAGGCATTTCCGCTGGGACCGCGACGGCCGCCTGCGCCTCGTGACCATGCGGAACCCGGGAGGCGAGCCCCTGCCCGAGCGGAAGTTCTGGATCTTCAGGTCGGGAGGCGCCGACGACAGCGACCCCTACGGCCGCGGGCTCGGGTGGCAGCTCTACTGGCCCGTGTTCTTCAAGCGTCACGGCGTCAAGTTCTGGCTCGCGTTCCTCGACAGGTTCGGAACACCGCCGCTCATCGGCCGCTATCCGAGAGGAGACGAGCACGAAAAGGAACGGCTCATTGAGGCCCTGAAGGCGCTCAACCGTGAAGCCGTGACCGCCATCCCCGACGGCATGCTCGTGGAGCTCCTTGAGACCCGCAGAACCGGCACCGCTTCCTACGGCGAACTCGTCCAGCGCATGGACGCGGCGATCGCCAAGATCGTGCTCTCCCAGACCATGACCACCGATCCCGGCTCCTCGCGCGCCCAGGCGCAGGTGCACATGGAGGTGCGCGAGGAGGTCGTCAAAGCTGATGCCGACCGGCTGTGCGCGAGCTTCAACGCCGGAGTGGCCCGTTGGCTCACCGAATTCAACTTTCCCGGCGCAGCCCCGCCCAGGATCTGGCGCCGGGTGGAGGACGATCCCGATCTCCGCGAGATCGCCGAGCGCGACCGCATCATCGCCGAGCTCGGCTACCGCCCGAAGCCGGAGTACATCCGCGAGACCTACGGCGAGGGCTGGCTGCCGGTCGGCCCCGCGCCGGCCGACGCCCGGAACGCCCAGGCGTCCATGTCGGATGGCTGCCCGTGCTGCGGCGAGGCGGATCTCGCCGAAGGCATCCGGAAAAAGGACCGCATCGACCGTCTCACCGACATGCTGGACGACGCGACGCGGAGCGTGACCGACGCATGGATCGACCGGATCCGGCAGCTTGTCGAGACCTCGGAGAGCCTCGAGGAGGTCGGGCGCCGGCTGCTTGAGATCGAACGCGACCTCGATCCCCGCCAGCTCGCGGACATGCTGCAGCGGGCGCTCGCGCTTGCCGGACTGCAGGGCCGGGACGACCTAATCCGGGGACGCTGATCCGTGGCGATCCAGCCGGAATACGCGGCCGTCCCGTTCGACCTGGCGATCCGCATGGTGCGGGAACGCGTGCGGCTGCCCACCGAGCGGTGGACCGACCTATGGCAGGAGATGCACGCCCGCGCCTTCACGGTCGCCGGCGCCATGAAGCTCGATCTCCTGGCCGACCTCAAGGAGGCCGTCCTCCAGGGCCTTGAGCAGGGCACGACGCTCGACGAGTTCCGCAAAAACTTCGACCGCATCGTCGCCACCCGCGGCTGGTCCTATCGCGGCACGCGCAACTGGCGCACCCGGGTGATCTTCGAGACCAACCTGCGGGTCGCATACAACGCTGGCCGCTGGGCGCAGGCGCAGGAGTCCAGGGACCGGCGGCCCTATGTGCGCTATTCGGCCGTGCTCGACGACCGCACCCGGCCGATGCACCGGCGCTACCACGGTACGCTCCTGCCGATCGATCACCCCTGGTGGCGGACGCACTGGCCCCCGAACGGCTGGGGGTGCCGGTGCACGGTGATCACCCTGTCCGAGCGCCAGCTCCGGCGTCGCGGCTGGAAGGTGTCCGAGAACCCGCCGCCCGAGCGCACCGTCGAAAAGACCCTCTACCGCTTCGGGCAGAAATGGACCGTGCGGGTCCCGGAGGGGATCGACCCGGGCTGGAACTATAATCCGGGCATCGCCCGCTGGGGTGAGGGAACGGCGGAGGAAGTCCTGCGCGCCGAGCGCGAGGGCAGCGGCCGGTGGCGCTCGCTCGAGGAGACCATCTGGCGCGATTTCGACCTGCCGCCCGAGCTGCCGCTCGATGAGCCGCCGGTAGAACGGGCCCGGCGCGTGGAGACGCGCGAGGAGCTGCTGCAGCTCGTCCGTGAGGTCTTCGGCGGAGATCAGGCACGGTTCGACGTGGCCGGGCTGCCGGTGTGGATCGACGTCCCGGCGCTCGCGGCGCACATCGGCCTGGAGCGGTCAATCTGGCTGCCGCTGGTGCCGGATGTCCTTGCACGCCCACGAGAGGTATGGCTGGATTTCGAGCGGCATGAGGAGACGGGGCATGTGCGCCTTCGCCTGCGCGTGCTCAAAGCGTACCGGGTAAAACAAGGGAGAGCGCTCGTCGTGGTCGTTGACGGCGACAGGGGTTACCTCGCCACGATCACGACGTTTCCGCTCTCCAAGAAACGAGAGTGGAACCGTCGTAGGACGGGCAGGCCGATACTTGCCCGACATGATTGAGGCCGCCATCCGACGGCCTTCTAGGAACCGACATCCCCCCCGGCTGAGACCGGCCGGCTCGCCCCGCTCGAGCGGCAACCGGGACCATCGCGGGGCCAGCTACTCCGAAGATGGCAAGACCTGCTCCGCGGGTCAAGTTCGGAAGAACGCCGTCGCCATGACAGGCCCGCGCGTGCCGTTACAATGGCCCGTCGATGAAGATCGAGATCCTGCGCACAGGCCGCTTCCGCGACGCCGGCGGCCGTCCGGTGGAAATCACCACGGACGCGCTGCGGCACATCGCCGAAGCCTACGACCCCGGCGCCCACGAGGCGCCCGTCGTCATCGGGCATCCCCGCGACGACGCCCCGGCCTATGGCTGGGTCAAGCGCCTCGAGGTCCAGGAAGACACCCTCCTCGCCGAGCTCGACCAACTCGACCCCGCCTTCCTCGAACTCGTCAGGACCGGACGCTACAAGCAGCGCAGCGCCTCCCTGTACCTGCCGGGCCACCCCAACCACCCCCGCGGCGGCGAGGGCATGTACCTGCGCCACATCGGCTTTCTGGGCGCCCAGCCCCCGGCGGTCAAAGGGCTGCGACCCGTCCAGCTCGCCGACGACGGCGAATTCATCGCCGAACTCTCCCTCCCCGCCCGACGACCGAAGGAGAACGCAGACATGGCCGACCACAACGCTCCCGATGCGATGGAGGCGCGCCTCAAGGAGCTCGAGGGCCGGGCGCGCGAGCTCGAGGCACGGATGCGCGAGCTGGCCGAAAAAGAGGCCGCCATCCTGGCCCGCGAAAAGGAACTCGAGGCGGAACGCCGCAGGATGCGGCACGACACCAACGTCGCCTTCGCCGAAGCCCTCGTGCAGCAGGGCAGGCTGACGCCGGCCGAGGTCGAGACGGTCGCCGTCGTCCTCGACGTCCTCGACAGCCTGCCCGCCGACTTCGCCGACAAAGCGGCCCAGGGCACCGCCGAAAGGTTCCGCAAGTGGCTGCGCGACCTCCCCGCCAAAGTCGAGTTCGGTGAGCGCGCCCCCGCATCCACCAACGGCATCGACACCGCCGATGCCGACGAAATCGCCCGGGCTGCCCTCGCATACCAGCGGCAGCTCGCCGACCAGGGCGTCGAGATCCGCATCGATGAGGCGGTGCGTCGCATCACGGAGGGCAAGCGATGAGCTGGAGCAACCCCGGCCTCGTCAAGAACTGGATCGCCGAAGGCGCGATCACGAAGTACCGCATCGTCAAGCTCGGCACCGCCGATGGCCGGATCGCCCAGGCCGGCGCCTCCACCGACGCGATCGTCGGCGTGGCCGCGGAGCTCGATGCCGCCGATGGTGAGCGCATCGACGTGATCCACTCCGGCATCGCCGAGGTCGAATTCGGCGGCGCCGTCACCCGCGGCGCCCTGGTGACCGCCGATGCCCAGGGCCGCGCCATCACCGCCGCGCCGGTCGCAGGCACCAACGCCCGCATCGTCGGCACCGCCATC